TCTGTGTTTATATAGCTTTGATTTTGTCTGTTTTCTATCTCACATACTTGCGCACTACCGGTGTTTAAACCATTATTTAATTGAACCTCAGTTATTAAGCCAGTGCTAGTTGCGAACTGCATACCTATCCTACCAAGGCCTGGTCTTTCATCGTTACCGTTAAATATTTGAATAGTACTTTTAGAGCCGTCAGGTCTAACAACGTGTAAACTACCAAACTTAGCAAAAGAACCTGTTAAATTTAAAACAGGACTAGTAGTGTTGAAGTTACCAGCATAATTATCTGGAACAAAACCTGCTGGTGAAACAGTGTCTAAATAATAACCTTGATCAGTGTTAGAGTATTGAGTAAAAAATGTTCCTGCTAAATAACCTTTTGAAACTGGTACAGCGGTACCATTATACGAAGCTAGTGGAAACGGTAAATTAGGCACACCAAAGTTTATAACTCTATCTAGCTGTATCTGTTGTACTCCACCTTTTTTACTAGAGCCTTTTATATTTTTAACCACAGCGTATAGATCTTCAAAGTATCCTTTTTGTTTACTTTCATACAACTTCATTGTGGTTGAAGGTATACTACCAGTACCATGACCATTATTAACAGTAACAGCGCCGTGACTAAAAGTTGGTTGAGTTAAATCAGCTACATCAGAGTTATAACCTGTTCTATATCCATATATTCTATCACCAACATTTATATGACTCTCTATATTATCTTCGTTTAGTTCAACTGGGTAAGTTCTAGGTATTTCGTAAAATATATCTAAATCTAAGTCTTTATCTGGTTTAGTTTCAAAAACTACACCATCATAAGCAATACCTACAGTATGGGCTAAAGGTGGGCTTACTGAAAAGTCTATAGATTCTTCTACAGGATTAAATGTTAAAGCTTTAAGTAATTTACCGTCAGCTTTTAACTTAACATAAAACTTATCTCTTGTATCAGTAATACCGTTCATAGACGGAACAGGTACTCTTTCAGGTACATTGTTAGTAGCGCTTGAGTTGTACTCTGGGTTTAGTACTGTTGGTATTTCGTTTGATATTTCTAATACCTTGTAAGGCTCGTAATCAGATATATTGTTATCTTGACCTAGTATTTTTATACCAGAACCTCTACCGTGTTTTAAATATAAAAAAGTATCTTCTTGTATTTTGTTTCTATCTTCAGAGTGAAAAGCAACGTAATACTCTGTAACTTGTGTTGCAGAAGTTTTAACAGGATAAAACTTATAAGCAGTTACATTGTAATACTCATTAGAAGTTTCTTTTATATAAAACCTATAGTCAGTAGCCCAGTGTGGAAAATTACCATACACATTAGTATCAAAACTAACACTAAGCTTTTTACTTAAATGTGCTTCGTGAAAAGGAGTTGTAAAAGTACTTTCAGGTGCTAATACTACAGGTGACTGTCTACCAAATCTATCTAAATACACAACGCCTAAAGTGTATGTACGACCAGATTTAACAGAAGGATTAGGCATACCATACTCTTGATTATTACCAAAGTGTTTATATGCTTGAGTTTTAGCACCATTAAAAAGTCTACTAGTTTCTTTTCTCCAACCAATAACAAATCTAGGTTTTACATCATTACCGTTTTTATCTACTAAATCATAGTTTTGAGTATAGTTACTATATATTATTCTATTAGCAGATATACATTGTGTTTTAGCTTTTCTAGGAACGTTATCAAACGGTCTTAGTATTTGATCAGAAGGTATTGTGCTTCCAAACTTTTCACCAACTAATCTAAACAAGCCTCTAGTGTTACCATAACTTTTGTTAGGAAAACTTGTGTGTGTAAATGGCGCTGAGTTTACAGAGCCAAAACCAGGTAGGTTTGCGCTAACTGGTCCAACTCTATTAGGATGCATAGGATGTCCTGCTGGATTTTCACCAAATATAGTCTTTAAATATTTACCATCATCGTCTTTCCAAGCGTTAGAATTTTTCTTAATAGTTTTTAGTAAGTATATATTTTCTATACCATCAAACTTGCAAACTATATCTATAGCTTCTACATCGTGTGGAGTTTCTGGATCTATAAAGTCTTTTATTCTTAAATCTCTAATATCATTTTCCATTGCCTTCTCTGTACCACTTTCAGCATCAAACATTATTCTTGTTTTAGGCAAGAAAGCAGGCATTGAAAAAGGAGAGAAAGCAGACTTCTGACCATCGTCATATCTATATCTTGTAGCTATTCTAGGAAACTTCTTACGATACATAGGC